AAGAATTGTATCCCCTGGTGTATTTACTAGAGAAAACGATTTATCATTCCTTTCTCAAGGAATCGGTGAAATCGGAGCAGCATTTATAGGACCTCTAAAAGAAGGACCTGCATTTGTACCTACAATCGTAACAACTCAATCAGAATTTGAGGAAAAGTTCGGTAAAGTAGACGGAACATATTATACTGAATACGCAGTACAAAATTATTTAAGAGAAGCTGGACAAGCTACTATCGTAAGAGTTGCAGGTATCGGAGGATACTACCAAGCAGCACCATTAGCAATAGTTGCTGGTGGTAAAATAGCTGGTGTATTATACTCAACTTCAAACGGATTCCAAAACTATGGTTTTACTGGAGGAAGTGCAACCGGTACATCTGGTTCATTTGTAATTACTGGAGCAACCGGTAGTGCAACGAATGTATCAGCATCAACAGTAACATCAGCTACAAATGATTTATCAGATGTATTTGGTGAATCTCCACTTGGACCAAAAGAAGCATACACTTATGTTTACTTTGAAAATGCAGCAAATGGTTTACCAACAGCTAGTATATCTAGTATTGTATTACCTACACAGGATTATACATTTGATGCACAGCCTGCACAAACTCCAATGGTTACCTCTCAATTGATTAGTGGTGTAAGATATGACCTTTTCAAATTTGTAACTTTAGGTGATGGTGCAAATTATAATACTAAATTTAAAGTTGGTATTTCTAATGTAAAGGCAGCTGGTGAAGATGGTGGTACTGATTATTCAACTTTTACTGTAACTATTAGAAGTTATTCTGATATTGATAAGAGAAAGAGTGTTGTTGAAACATTTAACAATGTAAACTTAGACCCTGCTTCTCCAAACTTTATAGCTAGAAGAATGGGTGATTCTTATATTACAATTGATTCTGCTGGCAAAATCACACAAAATGGTGATTACGCTAATAAATCAAAATATGTAAGAGTTGAAGTAGCAATAGCTGGTTCATATCCTATATCAGCAGCACCATTCGGACATGCAGCATATATAAATCCAATTGAAACAGCAGCTGGCGATGTAACTAAAGTACCTGCGGTTGTATATCAAACAGGTTCAGCAGCTAACACAGCCGGTTCTCCAATCTATTATAGTGGATTTGATTTTGAAGGTGAGGGTGTATCAATTGATAACGCTCAATATTTAAAACCAATTCCTGATGGAGCATTATCAGGTTCAAACGCTGTTTTCGGATTTGATTCTCAATTATCATACCAAATGACTGGTTCAAAGGCAGTTGATATGGTTAAGAGACAATTTGTATTAGCATTCCAATATGGATTTGATGGTATCAATCCAATCACACCAATAGCTAAAGCTGGTGATGCAAATTGGAGCAATGCAAATCAGCAAGGATTCAATTGTTCAACTTCAGCAGCATCTGGTTCAGTAGCATATACAAAAGCAATTAACGCAATTTCTAATCCTGATGAGTGGGATATCAATATGGTGGTAACACCTGGTCTAAACTACCAAAGCCATCCAGCAGCTGTTCAAGCAGTTATTGATATGGTTGAAGATAGACAAGATGCATTCTACATAGCTGAATTTTCTGATTATGATGCAACAATTGCAGATGTAACTGAAAAAGCGCAAGGAGTAGATTCAAATTATGTTGGTACTTATTATCCTTGGATTAAAACAATTGATACAAATACAAACAAATTAACAATAGTTCCTCCATCAGTATTATTACCAGCGGTTTACGCAAGTAATGATAGATTGGCGGCAGAGTGGTTCGCACCGGCTGGTTTGAATAGAGGTGGTATCACTGGAGCAGTTAGTGTATTGAATAGATTAACACATGCAGAGAGAGACACTCTATATGAGAACAAAGTAAACCCAATCGCAGCATTCCCTGGACAAGGTATTGTAGCATTCGGACAGAAGACATTGCAAGATAAGGCATCTGCTTTAGATAGAATCAATGTTAGAAGATTACTTATCAACTTGAAAAAATTCGTTGCATCAACATCTCGTTTCTTAGTATTCGAACAAAATACTTCGACAACTAGACAAAGATTCTTAAACACTGTGAACCCTTACTTAGAATCAGTACAACAAAGACAAGGACTTTATACCTTTAAAGTTGTAATGGATGAAAGTAACAACACACCTGATGTAATTGATAGAAACATATTAGCAGGACAAATTTTCTTACAACCGGCTAAGACAGCGGAATTTATCGTAATAGATTTCAACATCTTACCAACTGGAGCAAGTTTCTCAGCATAATACGAAAATAAAGGAAGTAGATATTTATTAATATAAAATAAAAGGATAATAAAATGGCAGAAATATTAGAGTTTGACAAGATGTTCTATACGAACTTCGAACCTAAAATGAAAAATAGATATGTGATGGAGATAGATACTATCCCTTCATATCTTGTAAAGGCAATGAACAGACCTACAGTTCAGTTTGAAACAATTTCTTTAGACCACATCAACGTTAAAAGAAAATTACAAGGTAAAGCTGATTGGCAGGATTTGACTATAACATTGTATGACCCAATTGTACCTTCTGCAGCGCAAAAGGTAATGGATTGGATTCGTTTAGGACATGAATCGATTACTGGTAGACGTGGATATGCAGATTTCTATAAAAAAGATATTACTTTCTATTTGTTAGGACCTGTTGGTGATAAAATTGAACAATGGACTTTAAAAGGTGCATTTATTCAACAAGCAAACTTTGGTGAATTAGATTTTTCATCAAATGAAGTTGCAACCATTGAATTAACACTATCTTACGATTACGCAATTCTTGAATTCTAATTTAAGAAAACATATAAAAACAAAGGGGATATCAAAAGTATCCCCTTTTTTATTTCCAATTTTTTAATTTCTATGTATTTATATATACAAACTTAAAAACGAATAACGTTATGGTAGAAACACAATATGATTTTCCAACGGAAGTATTAGACCTTCCATCACAGGGTAAGGTTTACCCAAAGGACCACCCATTGGCTTCGGGTAGAATTACTATAAAACATATGACAGCAAAAGAAGAAGATATTCTTTCAAATCAAAATCTTATTAAAAAAGGTATTGTTTTGGATAAATTATTTGAATCTATTATTGTTGGCAACGTAAATCCTAGTGAAATTATTTTAGGAGATAAAAACGCTATTATTCTTGCAACTAGATTGTTGGGATATGGTCCGGAGTATCTTTTTAAATTTTATTCATCTAAATTAAATGAATCAATTGATGCAAAGGTTGATTTGGGTAAAGTAAAAACAAAAGAAGTAGATTTATCAATATTTGATAATAAAAATGAATTTGAATTCATATTACCATCTAATAAGAAAAAAATTATATGTAAATTACTTACACATGGTGATGAAATAGCAATCGATAAAGATATCCAAGCTATTGAAAAATTAGGTGGAGCGGGTGCGGAAATTACAACCCGTCTACGTTATATGATTCAATCAGTTGATGGGGATAATTCATCAACAACTATAAACAAATTTGTAAATGGATTGTTGGCAATAGATAGTAGAGCATTAAGAAGTTATGTAAAAAAAATATCACCTGATGTTGATATGAAATTTACTCATATCCATGAAGATGGAGAGGTGGAGGAGGCGCCTATCACTATGGGTGTCAGCTTTTTTTGGCCTAGCACGGAATCATAGTATTCAAGTTCATACCCAAATATTTGATATGGTTCAATATGGGAATGGTTTTACCGTAATGGAACTTTATAAAATGCCAACTTATTTAAGGATGTTTTACTACAATAAATTAGTAGATTCTAAGAAGAAAGAAGCAGATGAAGTAAAAAAATCAAACAAAGCAAATAATTCAAAAGTTAGGGTTAATAGATAATCCTAACTTTTTTTATTAATAGGATATTTATAGATGTTAAACTACAACTAATATGAAAAAATATAAAATATCGAAATCCAATTTAAAAGAATTTTTTGGATTATTTGGTAAAAAGAAACCACAAACACTGCAATCAATCATAGATGCAGACCCGGTAATGAGAAAATTGGATAATGAAATGGAAGATATTGCTAAAACTTTTATTCCTAGAATTAGAAAAATAAAAGATACACAACCTGAATTATTTAAAAAAATGCAAGATTTGGGTATTATAGATAAGGATTTTAAATAACATTGATTTAAATGGCAGTAGCACCACTAACACCAGCAGACCAGGCAGAATTAAATCGTTTATTAGAAGAAAACGCAGAAATAAAAGAGCGTATTCGTATAATAAACGAAAAAATGGCTACTGCCACCGATGGTGAGAAAAGACAGTTGGTGGATATGATGCGAATTGAGAAAGACCGATTAAAGGGTCAAACTGATTCTGCTAAAGGGCTCAAAAAAAGACAAGAATATTTAGATTATGAAGAAAGTAGTTTAACTTCATTGGCTAATATGTCAAAGGGTGCATTGAGTGTTTTAAAAAAACAAACAGCCGGTGCAAATACATTATCAAGTTTAACTGCAACAATTTTAGCAAGAAAAGAAGCAGAATTGCAATTAGAAGGTGATGCTTTAAAAGCTTCACAAAAAGAAACTGCGGTTTTGGAAAGCATTAATTCATCGATAATGCTTAAATCAGAAGAA